ATTCTTAACGCAATCGGAACAACCCTAAAAGGGTTAGAAAATTTAGTAAACGGTGTCATTGATACATTCAATCAAATTGTTGCAGCCAGTGATAGATTCACAGGATTTTTTAAAGACGATGATCAAAAAAATGCACGACAATTACGCCAAGAAATAGAGCGATTAAATTTAGAGATTGAAGGTCGATCTGGTGCATCTCCTAAGATGCAAAAAGGAGTTGAGATAAGAAACAAAGCAGATCGTGAAAGAATTGCTGTATTAGAAAAACTCTTAGAAACTGCAAAAGATGTCAATGATTTTCAGATTGATCGGGTAAGTTTTGGAACTAGAGCACAGCAAGCAATACAACCCCTCATAGATATAATACAGGAAGCAAACGAGGTAACAGATAATTTAGTCGAAAAAGTAGCAGATAAAGCACCGTCTGCGTTTGAAGTTTTGTTAGAGACTATGAAAAACCTCAGACCTCAAGCAAAAGATGTAACGGAGAGTTTAGCTGAGATTGCAAACAAAGCGATTGACGGTTTAGGAAAAGCATTTACAGATGCAATTACAGGTGCAAAAAAATTCTCAGAGGCAATTAGATCGATGGCAAAATCAGTCATCGATTCTTTACTCCAAATGTTAATACAAAAATATATTGTTGATGCTGCATTTGGAGCAATTACTGACTTTTTCAATCCATCATCGACAGATAGTGCAACCCCAAAAGCTATAGGTGGACCAGTACAACGTAACTCAGCATATATGGTCGGAGAACGTGGACCAGAGTTATTTGTTCCAAATTCAAGCGGTTCAATTATACCAAATAATAAAATAAGCAGTGGTGATGGTATTGTTTTAAATCAGACAATTAACATATCTACAGGCGTACAAAGCACTGTTAGATCAGAACTGGTGCAATTATTACCTCAGATTGCAGCAGTTACGAGATCAAGTGTTGCAGACGCTAGACTACGCGGTGGATCATTCTCGAAAGCAATGGTGGGTGCGTAATGACTGCATTAGCGTTTCCAAACGATCCCACTACTCAAAGTCCTTATACAATTCAAAATATGTCTATGCGATTACGTAGGACAGTCGCAGTTGTCGAATCCCCTTTTACTTATGATACTCAAGTCCATGCACATCAGGGCGCACGTTGGGAAGCTGAAGTCACTTTACCGCCTTTGACTCATGCCCAAGCTAGAGGGTTTGAGGCGTTTTTGGTTGCCTTAAAAGGTAGAGAGGGAACTTTTACTTTTGGTAATCCTTTGCACACATCAACTGCAACGGCAGTAACATCGGGATCAACTGCGATTAGGTCAACATCATTAACAACTACGGCAGCGGCAAGTGCGATAGCAGCGGGTAATTATTTTCAATTAGGTGATTATTTATACATCGTTACCAGTGATAAATCATCTGGTGCGGGAACTCTTAATTTTGAACCACCGTTAAGGCAGACCATCGCAAGTGGACAAACCCTTGATTTTACACTGCCCCAAAGCACTTGGCGCATGAGCGCGAATGATATCGGTTGGTCAATTAGCAGTGCATCAATTTATGGTTTTACTTTTAGCTGTATAGAGGCGTTATGAGTCGTACCCTAACAACTGCAATGAGCAACGCTGTAACAGCAGATGTTGTCAGACCCATATTATTAATAAGAATGGTTTTTGATACAGCACCGCTTCATGTTTGGAATGGTGTGGGCGATCTAACTTTTAGCAGCAATACATATTCTGGTTTAGGTGATTTGATAAGTATTTCCACAATCGAAGAAACCTCCGATATTAGTGCATCGGGTATCAATGTCGTTTTGACAGGGTTAAAAAGCTCATTTTTAAGCACTGCACTTAATGAAGATTATCAAGGTCGAGTCATTACAGTTCATTTAGGGGGATTTGACGCAAGCGGAAGTTTGATAGCCGATCCGATCATAATATTTACTGGATTTATGGATGTGATGACAATCACAGAGGCAGGTGATTCTTCAACAATTAGCATTGCGTGTGAGAATAAACTCATTGCTTTTGAGCGCAGTAAAGAGCGCAGATACACACCCGAAGACCAAAAAATTGATTTTCCAAATGACAAAGGTTTTGAGTTTGTTGCAGATACATCAAAACAAGAAATTATATGGGGTGGTCGCTCAACACCATTAGGGGTTTACGGTGGAACACACGATGAACCTAACAATGGCACTAGTTTGGTATGATTTTTTCGCTTGAATCATTGGCAAATGTAAAAGAGGACATAAAGCCACTTATCAAAAAACATTGGGAGCTTGTTGCGCTAAATCAAGGCGTAATCAAATTGAATCCAGATTGGGAAAAATATGCTCAAATGGATCAAGCGGGATTATTAAGAATATTTACAGCAAGAAAAAATCACGAATTAGTGGGTTATTGCGTTTTAGTTGTAAGCCAAAGTTTACACTACAAAGATCACATATTTGCAAATAATGATGTTGTTTTTGTACTGCCCGATTACAGAGAGGGTATGACAGGCTATAAGTTAATAAAATATGCAGAGGATTATTGCAGAGAGAATAATGTTTCACTTTTAAATATAAATACGAAAGTGCATTTACCTTTTGATTCTTTGATGCTTGGAATGGACTTTGAGTTAATTGAACGCATTTACTCTAAATATTTAAGAGGTTAATTTATGGCGATTTCATTAGTCGCGGGTTTAAGCGCAGTTGGTGGCGCAATGATTACAGCGGGCAAATTTGCCATAGGGTTTAAAGCTGCTTTTGGTGCTTTTGCGATGGGGGCGGGTTTATCCTCTTTATCTCGCGCCCTAGCACCAAAGCCAAATATGAACGCCTCTCTGCGAGGGCAAACAATTACCAATCGTGATCCAGTTGGTACTCGCAAGGTTGTCTACGGCAAAACGAGAGTCGGTGGCAATATTGTGTTCATAGAAAGCACTGGTACGAATAATGATGATTTGTACTTAGTTATTGCAATTGCAGGACATGAGATTGAAAGCTACGAGGCGGTGTATTTTAACGAAGAAAAAGTGTATGAAAACGCTGCTTATGTAAGTGATTGGGATACTTACATTGATTTACATTTTTATTATGGAACTGATACCCAAACAGCAAATAGCGCATTGGTTTCTGCAAGCAATAATAAATGGACAAACGCACATACATTAAACGGTGTTGCATACATTGTTGTTAAACTTACTTATGATCAAGATAAATTTGCAACTGGATTGCCTAATATCTCATGTATTATCAAAGGTAAAAAAGTTTTAAATGTAGGTGGAACTGCAACCGCGTGGACTGACAATGCAGCACTAATCATTGCTGATTATTTACGTGATACTAAATACGGACTTGGAGAATCGGCATCAAATATTGATAGCGCATCTATTACGACAGCGCATGGTATTTGCGATGAGGATGTCAATTTATCTGGAAGTGGATCGCAAAAACGATACACAGTTAATGGTGTAATTGATACCGCAACACCTATTAAAGATAATATTGAATTATTGCTTGGCAGCATGTCGGGCAGATTGATTTTTACTGGTGGAAAATTTCAATTATTTGCGGGTAATTATGTCGCACCAACTGTAACTTTATCGGAGAGCGATGTTGCGGGTGAGATTAGTATCGTAACAAAACAGTCGAGGCGTAGTCAGTACAATGTTGTGAAAGGTGCTTTTATCAGCGAAGAAGAAAACTACACCCCCGCAGATTATCCATCGCAGAGAGTTTTAGATGGAAGTGGTAACAATACTTACGCAACACAGGACAATGAGCAAATTTTACTTGATTTGCCCTTACCTTTTGTAACAAACAACGTCAGAGCGCAAAGATTAGCGAGAATCGCACTTCAAAGATCAAGGCAACAAAGAGTTATATCAATACCGTTTAATTTATCCGCTTTAAAGTTTAAAGTTGGCGATAATATCAATATTACGAATACGCGATTATTTGGAAACACTACGCTTATTTTTGAGGTGTTAGGCTACAACATATCATTTGGATCGGAAAATCAATTAGTTGTCAATGTAGAGGCTAGAGAAACAAACTCAAACATTTACACATGGAATCAAAGTGAGATTGCATTTTTAGGTTCAAGCACTGTTTTAATTAATGACGGTCAAACAGTAGCAGCTCCAACAATTACAAGCATAACAAACGACACTTTTTTAAATGCAGATGGTACGTTTTCAGAAAATGTAATTGTGAATTTTTCAAGTTCAGCAAGTGCTTTTATCGATCATTATGTTGTGGAATATAAAGTTGCAAGTGATTCAAATTATTTTTCTCAACAAACAGTCACATCACCTTTTATAATAAATAATGTAAGAAATTCAACAACTTACGACATACGCATTAAAGCAGTAAACGAATTAAATGTATCAAGTGCATTTGCAACGACTCAACACACGACAGTGGCAGATACAACTGCGCCCGCTGCACCAACAAATTTAGCAGTCACCAATAATTTTAAATCTATAAATGTCACTTGGACAAATCCAACGGATGCAGATTTTAGCCATGTGGAGATTCACAGAGCTAGTGGATTAATCGGGGGAACGTATTCAAAGGTTC